ACCCGCCTGTAGGTGATTTATACTTAAATGCCATTTCTGTAATCTTTTCTAACTCGGCTTCTGTTAAAATTCCACCGTTTGTAGAAGCTACATCATAACCATTTGTATTAATAAACTGTTCAACACCGCCAGTCATCTTTCTGTTGTTGGTAAGATCCTCGTATCTTTCTCCCCAAAGTGCAGTTTTCTCAATATCAATGCGATGTTCTAGTGTTTTTTGTCTACGAAGTCTAACTCGTGGTGATGTGCCTGCTGTTTTTCCTTCCACTTCATTATCCATAGAACTATCAAAAGGTGTTCTAATGGTCTGAACGAAGTTAAAGAATTTTGTAGGTTGAGTAGCATAACTAGCAGGTGAGCTAGAGTTTTCTTCCATAGCGTTTGATAATCTCAAAATATAATCATTATCAGTTATAGCTCCTGCCTGTGTACCTGTTCCTGTACCACTATCGTAACCATACCCTCTAGTAACTGTCAGAGTATTGGTAGCTGTGTCAAGTGCCGATACATACATAATTTCTCCTGTAGTTGTGTCTTTGATAATGTCTTTAACACGGAAGAAACTAGCGTCATCTACTACAATAGCTGTATCAGTAGATATATAATTTGTAGCGTTATTAATTTGGGTGTACCAAGTAGGTGCTCCCTGATCGTACCAAATAAACTCGGTAGAACTTACAGGTACTTTTCTTGCTCTCATCAATAAACTAATGAAAGGTGTTGCTTCTGGGACTAAGTATGAAATTTCTTTTGAAACATCAATAACCCTGCGGTCGGTATCGACATCATAAGTCAATACTGGGGCTCCATCAGAGCCATCCCATATATTACGACCGTTATAATCATAAATTGCCATTTTGTTCACTCCTTATATTATCGCAAATAAGTTATAACCACAGGGGTAAAAAGCTGTTTTACCTGTGATTTATCCCCAGAGTCCGCCTTGGCCACCGCTGGAAAATATTTGCTGTTTTTCTATTTCTTCTTGACTAATATTTCTATCTTGAAAATTCATTTTATTATTAGCTTGTGATTTAGGTATTCTTGCAGCTTTCTTTTGAGCATTGTTTTGCTGTTGAGTTTGCTGCGTAACCTGCTGTTGCTGCTGATACTGGCTATTCATTGAACTTACATAATTAAAAGCTACGTCAAATCCATTAGGGAAAATAGCTGGGTCTAAATACATAGGATATTGCTTGAAAAAATTTAGAATGTCTGGCTTATTGCTCTCAAATTTTTCTTCCCCATATTGTTGCTTTAAAGTATCAACCTGGCTCTTATAATTGTTATTTAACTGCTGTGCTTGTTGCGTTCTCTGCTGTTGTTGTTGCTGTTCCTGCTGTTGTTTTTGTTCCTGTTCTTGAAACTTTCGTTCAACTAATTTTTCAGCTGTTTTAAGTGAAGTTTGAGCTACAACTTTTTTAAACGATTCTGAATTAGCTCCTTTTTCGTAAATATCATTAATAAATTCATCGTTTGGTATATCAAATTCAAGATCTTCCATTACATCTTCTAAAGATAACTCTGTACTTTGTTGCTGCTCCCCCTGCTGTTGCTGATTAACAGGCTGTTGGCTTTGATTAACATTAGGTTGCTGTTGTGTCATAAATTGACCAGTTTGAGGGTTCCTTAAAGGTTGCATATTTTGTGGGTTTTGCATTTGCTGTGTTTGCAACATCTGCTTTAATCTCTGGTTTTCCTGCTGAATTCTACTATAATTCTGCCTTGTTTCGTCAATGTCAGAAGTTTTCCCTAACTGATTTTCAAGCTGAACATAATAGTTAACAGCTTCTTCCTGATTGGTGATATTTTTTTGAGATGGATTAATTCCTAACTTTTGTTCCAATTCACCAATGCTGTTTTCAAACTCTTCTGGGCTTTTTACTTTTTGCTTAATAAAGGCTACCTTTTTGTCAAAATCATCATTAACATCTACTTCTTCTATAGGTGCTTCCATTGATTGCTGTTGTTGATTGTCTCCACCACTAATCTTGTCATCTAATTCTTGTTCTTTTGTCATCTGCCCAACATTATCGTTGACTGCTGCTTCATCATCAACAGGTTGTCCCTGGTTTGCAGCTTCTTCTTCAGGGGCCTGCTTTAAGCCGAGTGGGTTATCATGAGTTGCTTCTTGATAATCGCCATCAGCTTGACCGAAAAATCCCATAAATTAGTCCTCCTTAGTTATTTTTAAACTTGTCTACACGCTTTTTAACAAAACCTAAAATTCCAATGAGACATTTTCTTTCCTTCTGCAGAGCTATTCTTCCTGTCAAGTCCAATTCTTCGTTTTCCAACAATTCCGTTTCAGCAAATTTGATTTCATTATTTATATGACCTTTAAGTAATTTCCAACCTCCACTATTTGCCATACTTACAATTTGTTCGACTTTTTGTTTTTCCTCCACTTATCTCACCTGTCCTGACGATTGTTGACTAGGGTTTCTCTCCTGCTGTGGTCTTCTTCCCCTTGCTCTACCTGTGGCTGCGTTTTCTGACTGCTGTCCAGCAGTAGCTTGCTGCTGTTGTTGCATTTGCTGTTGCATTTGTTGCTGTTGCATTTCTTGATCGCTTAACAAAAACTTTTCAGCGTTTTCTACATCAAAAGATTTCAACCATTCTTCAAATAACTCTTTATAGTTAACGAACGGTACCTGACTTTGTAATAAGAATTGCATCATGTGAGTTAATTGTTCCCTGCGGACTTCTTTGTTAGCTGCAGGATCAATATTTGTTCCAGCTGGCCTATAATCAAATTCACCGATTAAATCACCTGGATTAATAGCCTTCCAAGCATTAGCCTGGTCAATATTAATGTTTACAACTCTTTCACCGTCAATGAACTGTTGATTATTCATATCCATCAAATAAGCCATTCGGTTAATATTTAATTCCTGAAAAAGTTTCATCTTGACATCAAATCTCATTCCAGCATTTGTTGTCTGTTTCATAGTTTCAGTAGCTGTTTTAGAACCGCTGCTTTCTGCCCCTTGTATTACAGGTGGAGTAGCAAGTGCATTTTCAGCTAAACTCTGCAATAATCCCTGTTGACTAAAAGAAGATGAAGCAACATCGGACATCTCAAACTCCGTTACATCTTCTGGTCTATCTACATGGATTATTCCGTGTGGCCTTGATATTAATTCACTTTCGTCAATATCTGCACCAGTTCTTACCTTCCACATTTTATTTAGAATGAAATTAATATTATCTGTTCTCTGATTATGGAGAGTGTTTTCTTCTTCTTGAATATCAGAAATGATCTGGGCTGCACTCATTCCATAAAGTTGAGAAGGCAATCTATCATAAGTACCTACAACAAAAGGTTTCTTCTTGTGCCGCCAATAAGGAGAAGGACCGTCATATACAACTTTCTTCCTGTTTACAGTTATACAATGTCTGTCATCTTCCCAATAATGTAGTAATTCAAATTCTGCATTTTTATTAGATTTATAGTCCGTGTTTTGAAAAATATCCATACTTCCAGAAGAAAATCCCACCTCTGATAACCTTTCTTCACGGCCATGTTCTAAATTAACACTGCCTTGCAACTCTTTCAATTCACTAATATTATTCAAATAAATTTTTCCTTCATCTAAATATTCTAAAAATTTAAGTCTATGTTCTAATTTCTCAAATGTTACAAATTCTCTTTGGAATACTCCTCTACAGCCATCTAAAGTAGTACCTTTTGGATCAGGCCAAAAATCAAAATAATCAATATTGTTAATTTCGTTATCATCCCAAGTGGTTTCTATTGACTGTCTAGGCTGATAGATAGTTCTTCCTGTATATTGGGGAATACCAAATTGATTTTTAACAATCTCTGGTATAGGTACTTTTCTCTTTACATAATCTTCCTCATACCGCCACCCAACCCCCATAATTCCCAAAGGAAAGATAAGGAGAGAAGTTATATAATCATAGTATTTGGAGACTATGTTGTTCTTATCTAACTGTTCATTAGCTAAAGCAGCCGCAACTTTTGCCTTATCTTCTGCCATATCCATAGGAAATCTATCTAAATTACTTGGTTTAGGAATATAATCAATATAAGGCTTATCCTTAAATAAACCCATTATATACCTTGACCGAATAGTATCGATTATCTGATATGTTCTAGGAATATGAACATTTGAACGGCCATTGTCTTCTTTTAGTTCTTTTTTAAATCCAACAACCTGCTTATACCATTTAATTGCCATATCATCCCATTGACTTCGATAATCGTCAAAGTGATTAAAGAGAAAAATCTGTTCTTGAAATAAGTTATCAGCTTCTTTATTTAATGAAGTTGTCTTGTTAGGAATCATCTAATCACCCTCTTTGTACTGGTTGTTGCCGTGGTTGCTGTGGCCCTGCCTGTTGCTGTCCTGCCTGTTCTACCTGCTGTAGTCTAGTAATAAGCTGCATAGTAAGCATTACAAGCTGTTGATGATCCATCTGAGATAACCTTTGCTGTAACTGTTGCTGTTGACCGCCTTGTTGTTGCCCACCTTGCTGTGGTTGTTGTGNTCCTCCTGGGCCCATATTCATAGCCATATTAATCCCTCCTTTAAAATTTACCATATAAATAGAAAAAGCCCCCACCACCAGTTATTACCTGATAGTAGGGGCTGCTTAGTTTGAGCCGCTAGTTTATTCCTTTTGCTCTAAAAACGAGTAAACTTTTCCACCCAATCGTTGAATATATATATTCATACTTTTGCATTTAGGACATTTCTTTTTTATAACACCTTCAAAATCGGCTTCTCCCAATACTTTACTACAATTTTTACATTCCAGTTTATTTATTGGCTCCCACCTCTCACTTTAATAATAACACTATTGGTAAAAGTTTGCAAATTATAAACATTATTTTCGTTTTTGCAAGCCTTCAGTTAAATTTATTGCTTCAGCTGGAGTAAAATCAAATATTACCGCACTCCATAAGGCCATATAACCGTCATCTTCTGGAGTTATACAACATTTAGTATATTCCATTAAAGTTTTAGCCATATTATCATACATAATAGACTCCTTAATATCCAGTAGCAGATGAACGGGGTGTTGTCCTTCTTTTCCTGTCTTCCTCTATTCGTTTACGAGTTTTCTTATTCATCTTAGGCTTAGGCCTTGATTGACAGAAATACCGAATGAGATCGAACAAATGATCTTCCTGTCCGTTATCTAAATCATCAGGTTTCTGTTTATGCACTCTTAATCCTGGAAAAATACGGATTGTATTGCTACAACTTTGAGTAAATCTCAATTTAGCAAGTGGGTCTCCGTACCTATCAAGTACATAACCACCTTGTTCATCTTTAAGCGGTGTTAAAAAATCATGAACTCTACGCCAACCCATTATCCTATCCTTGTCAGCCTGTCGCCATGGTCTTATCTCGCGTTCTTCTCCAATCTCTACTGTAGTTTTACCTGTATCCTTATTTTTAGCCCAACAACTTGTATCAGCCACTATATAATCTATTTGTTCAGGAACACCGTCAGGGTCGCGAGATAAAGCCCTTATATCTTCCATTTGCTCTGGATCTATTTTGTGAGACGGATAATATTCTCTGTACATAACTATCCAACCGTCAGGGGATATAGCAAACCAACCAGCTGCTGCCCTATTATATCCACCATCATAAGCTAAGACTATACGCCAGCTTGTTGGAGGATACCACTCTTGACCGTAAGGAGTGTGTAACTCTGGACGCCATTCACGGAACATAGCACCAGAACCAGCAGAAGATGCCTCCGCAGGTGTAGCAGGATACTCTTTTTTAACTGAATTAGGTATATCTGCCTCCGTTATGTCATACCATTCTTGGTCTCTATCAGGGTGAGCATACCAGGGTATAAACATACCGACAAATGAATTCTTACCTCCGCCAGTTTCACCTTTAAAACTCCAGGTAGCGTTTTGCCATACTTCATCGTGTA